AACCACAAAAGCGGAAAAAGTCACGCCGTTGTAATCAAGCAAGGTGATGGCTTTAAGTTAATTCGTTTTGGTATGCAGGGAGCAAAAACAAAACCACCAAGAAAAGGAGAATCAGAAGCAGACAAGGCAAAGAGAAAAAGTTTTAAGGCAAGACACGCAAAAAATATTGCAAAGGGCAAAACCAGTGCAGCTTATTGGGCTGACAAGACTAAATGGTAAAAAATAAGTAGTATTATTTAAACTTTACTAAAAACTTATGGCTGAAGAATTACAGCGACCAAATTCACCTAACCCTGAAGCAGAAGCGTTAAAGGCTGAGATAGAAGCTTTAAAGGCTAATAATGCAAAGCTTTTAGATGAAAATATAAAAGGAAGACAGAGAGCAAAAATGATCCCTGAAGGTGTTGATGTAAATGAACTAATTGCGTTTAAGCAGAAAAAAGAGCAGGAAGAATTGGAAGCCAAGGGCCAGTATGAAGAGGCTAGAGAAAAACTTGCAAGTCAATATAGGCAAGCCGAGGAAGAAAAGAACAAAGAGATTGAAGCGTTAAGAAGTGAAAAAAGAAAATTAGAAATTGAAGCACCTGCTGTTACTTCTTTAGCTGATGTTGTTCACGATCCTCAATATGTATTGAGCCGATTGAATAAAGATCAACTCTCTAGAGAAGCAGATGGAACAGTTGTTGTTGTTGATGGATATACAAGAACACCTGTTAAAGACTGGGCTATTCAACAAATGCCAACATGGGTGCAAAAACATTCCAGGCCACAAGGCGGTGGCGCTTCTACAGTAAAAGCATCAACAACTGAATTTGTTTCAGCAGGTGAAAAAAATCCATTTGCACCTGATAGTTTTAATTTAACTGAGCAAAGTCGTTTATATCGAACCGATAGAAATAAATATGAAATGTTGAAAAACGCTGTAAAAGGTTAATATATAAATATCTCGGTTGTCTGAGTCAGGGGTTGTCCCCGTTTTTTATAAATAAATCAATTTTTTAGTATTCTCCATGAGTACACAAAGAAGCGATTTAATTGTTCCAGAGGTTTTTACCCCCTATTTAATAGAGGCAACAACTCAAACAGATTCATTCTTACAGAGTGGAATCGTTACACCTTTGGCAGAATTAAATCTTTCCTCAGAAAGAGGAGGGGATTTTGTAAAAATCCCATTTTATGCAGCTAATTTAAGCGGTGATTTTGAAGTTCTAACAGATAGCACTTCATTGACACCTGGAAAAATTACTGCTGACAACCAAATCGGTGTTGTACTTCATAGAGGTAGAGCATTTAGTTCAAGAGACTTAGCAGCATTAGCAGTTGGTGGTGGCCCAGACCCTATGGCTGCAATTGGGCAAAAATTAGCGGCTTACGTTAATAATCAAAAGCAGAAAGATTTGTATTCTTGCCTTCAAGGCGCTTTTGGTTCTCTTAATGCTAACGATTCAAATAGTGCTTTATTTACTCATTGCATAGATTCTGAATCAGGTGACACACCAACAACTTTAAGTCCTCGCCACGTTGCAAAGGCTCAAAGTATTCTTGGTGATCAAGGTCAGAAATTGACTGCAGTTGCAATGCACTCCAAGACTTATTACGACTTGGTAGAGCGTAGAGCAATTGACAGAATTTACGACAACACAGGCGCACCAGACACAGGTGCGACTTCTGGTACTACAGCAGCAGCGTTCCCAGGGTCTACAAGTATCCCAACTTTCATGGGCCTTAATGTAATCGTTTCTGATGACATTCCAACAACAGGAAGCGGTGCAAGTACTGAATATGCTTGTTTCTTCTTTGCAAATGGTTCTGTTGTAACAGGTGAGCAAGCTCCACAGCGTGTTCAAACTGATAGAGACATCCTTGCCCTAGAGGAAGCAATGGCTGTTGATCTTCACTACATTTATCATCCTGTAGGTTTGAAGTACGCAGTATCAACTGTCAACCCAACTAGAACAGTTCTTGAAACTGTAGGCTCTTGGTCGAAAGTCTACGAAACAAAGAACATTGGTATTGTTCGTGCAACTGTTGTTTCTAACAACGACTAGGGGTAATTAATTATGCCATCACTTTTTGACGTAACTGCTGGAAAAGCCATTGGTTATGTAGACGGAGGAACCGTCACTCAAGCGACTAACAAAAGTACAGCTGTAACGCTAAATACTTTGTCCGGTCAGATCACGATGAACGATGCAGCGTTAGCAGCAGCAGCCGAGGTAAGTTTCACACTTACTAACAGCAAGATTGCTTCCACTGATGTTGTTATTGTGAATCATTCTTCTGCTGGTACAGCAGGATCATATTTAGCTCAAGCAAATACACTTGCAGACGGAAGTTGCAAAATTTCTGTTTCTAACGTATCTGCTGGCTCTTTATCTGAAGCAATTGTCTTATCTTTTGCTCTTATTAAAGGTGCTTCAAGCTGATGTCAATTTACGCTTTTAGGCGTATGAGAGAGCAAAATGAGGCTGCTGAAAAAGCAGCCTTAGCTCTTTTAGAAAAGCCAAAATCCAAACGCAAGCCAAAAGCAAAAAAACAAGAGGTAGAAAATGGCGATCAGTCTTGATGCAACTGTAGGGGGTGCATCTGCAAATACTTACGTTACCTTGGCACAGGCAAATGCCATTGTTGAAGGATTGATTGTTGATGATGATGTGCAAGCATGGGAAGCTGGCTCAACAAGTGATGACTATAGAAATCGGGCTTTATATACAGCAGCACAGAGAATTGATAGAGAAAGATTTTTAGGTTCAAGGGTAGCTGATACTCAAGCACTTCAATGGCCGAGGTCAGGAGTAAGAAAACCTGATACTTATACAAACCTTTATGGCTTAAGTTTTCCTAATCGTTTAGTTGCTGATTATTACACTGACACAGAAATCCCAGATAGAGTAAAAAAAGCACAGGTTGTTTTAGCTGTTTTTTTAAATAATAATCGTGATGCTTTGGGACTATCAGGACTAGAGAATTTTAATGCAGTTTCTATTGGGTCTATTAATGTAACGCCTCGTTTCTTTGGGGCGGTTGGTGCTGATCAAGTTCCTCCATTGTTTCAAGAGTACCTGAATGGGATTAGAATCAGCACACCAGCAAACATTTCAATCAAGAGGGCTTAATCATGGGATACGGTTACGACTACCCAGCAGCAAAAATTATCAATGATACAGCCGCCCATACAGGAAGATTTGGCAAAGTAGTTGCCTTAAATGATGCTGTTATTAATACGCTTGTTGCTGAAAATATTACAGGTGACTTAACAGGGATCAGCGTAAGTGCAACAGGTGAGGTTTGCGGCGTTATAACTAGCGTTAAATTAGATAGTGGAACTGTTATTGCATATAGTTTGTAATGGGTCTTGCCTCCTCTCTAAAGAAAGCAGCATCTAAGAGTTTAAAAGCTCTTGGTGGTTCTGTGACGATTAGAAAAGTAACGGCTGGAAGTTATAACACAACAACGGGAGCGATCAGCGAAAGCACAGCAGATACAGTTGTAAATGGTGTTCTTTCTGATGTTGGTAATTCTGAGGTTAATGATTTAATTCAAGCACAAGATAAAGTTTGTGTCATTTCAGCAGGTGATTTGGATTATGTACCAACACCAAAAGATCGTGTTGTAATTAGTTCAGTTGTTTACCAAATTGTGCAAATTAACACCGAGGAACAGAATAATATTCCAATTGCTTTTACTTTGTTTTTGAGGTCGTAATGACAGGAACTAGGAAAATAAGAATTGATCAAATATCTGACGTAATGGACGAGGCGGCACAGTTATTGGTAAAAGTAACAACATTAGAATGGACAGCAAGGGTAAAGAAAGCCACTCCAGTTGATACTGGAAGACTTAGGGCCGCATGGCAGACAGATATAAAACCATATGAAGGGGTTATTAGTAATAATTTGGAATATGCAGAACCAGTTGTTTATGGTGAAAACTTGCCGCCTTCATGGGGTGGAAAATATCGAACAAGACAACAAACAGTAAAAGGTTATCCAGAAATTATTGGGAAAGAATTAACGAATTGGGCCAAAGATGAATATGAAAAAATCAAAGGAGCAATCTAATGGCAGCCGTTGACCTAAACACAATCAGATCAACCATTGAAGGGCGGTTGGCAACAGAGCTTGCAAGTAGTCCTGTCATCCCTGTTGTATTTAACAATATGGCTTATGACTCAACAGGCGTTGAATCATTTGTTCAGTGTCAAGTTAGCTTTGGTGCAAATGTTTATTTAACTCAATCAAGCGATTCTCATAATGCTGTAGTTGGTTTGATTCTTCTAAATACTTACACCCCAGAAGGAACAGGGGCAGGAGCCAATCTGACTATTGCAAAAAGGATAAGAGATTTATACAACCGCCAAACAGTTTCCAGCGTAATTTTTGATGCACCTGTTGGGCCAGAGTCCTTAACGGGTGCCCCTGAAGGTTTTTATCAAACACAGATTAGAATAACTTTTGAAGTCTTTGAAAATCTTTAATCATGGAAATTACAGAAGAGATGCTCGATGCAATCGAAGCTGTGAAGGGTCGGAGGGAGCCAGCCTATTGGGATAATCGTTGCAAGAGATACATGGAAAAAAACAAAACGGGTGTAAAAAATGTAAAAGATACTAAAAAAGGTTAATATACCTGTAATAGCTTTTCTTTGTTTAAATGACTGCCATTAAGGGAGATGTTGGAAAGATCATGTTTGAAAATGCTGGCGGCACTGAAGCTGACGTTGGACAAACTAGGTCATGGTCTTTATCGGTTACGAAAGACACTCACGAAACAACAAAACAAGGTGACACATCAAAATCATTTATTGGTGGTTTGATTTCTGGAGAAGGTTCAGCAGAACTTCTATATAATCCGAGCGAAACAGGCGCAGGTTATACAACTTTTATTGATGATGTCTTAACAACAGGCGATAATGGCGATGCTCTTTTTGAGTTGTTTCCAGACTCATCGACTTCAGCAAAAAAGATTAGTTTTGCTGGCATTATTACAGGTGCAGAGTATGGAGCAACGCTTGGCGAGACTCAGATTATTAACATTAGTTTTATTACTAACGGTGCAATCACCTCTGCTATTTAAGAGCATAAATTAAACAACCCCCCCCAACCATGGCAACCAAAAGGACTCTTGACACCTTAAAGGAGGCGTTTGATTTAAATAAAAGACGGAAATTTGATGTAAAAGATGATAATGGAAATGTAGTTATTAGCTTGTATTTTAAAGCGATTACACGATCAGACAGAAAAAAAGCAATAGAACGAGCTGGTTCTGAAGATGCTTTAGTTGTTTCCACTCACATGCTTTGTCAGTTAGCAGAATTAGAAGATGGTAAAAAAGCTTTTTCACCTGCTGATGTTGGTAATTTGCAGACAGAATTACCAGAAAATGTTTTAAATGAAATTGAATTATTTTTATTTGGTATAAATGCAGAGGTTACAGTTGAAAACGTAAAGGAATCTTAAGGGGGGACAACTGGCTAAATTTTGAGTTTTTCCTTGCAACAGAATTAGGCAAAACAATTAGTGAGTTAAGGTCGCAACTCACAGAGGAGGAATTTATTTTTTTCGCTGGTTATTATGATTTAAAATATGATAGAGAAAAAAAAGAGGCTAATGCTTTTAAACGCCGTTCAGGTTATAGTTAAACAAGTGAGCTTATAGTTGTGGCAGTCTCAAATGTAGAGCTAAGAGTTGACGCAAAACAAGCAATAACCGCTTTAAGATCTGTTGATGTCCAAGCACAGAAATTTAATAAAACTGTCAATGGTACTCAAGGCAAATTAAGAGATGCAAACAAAGGATTAAGCGTTTTACCTAAAGGATTTTTTGCAACTGGTAACGCTGCCAAGGGTGCAGCAGTGGGAGTTGGAGTCTTTGGCGCAGCGATGCAAAACGCACTGTTACCTCTTCTAGGAATTACAACGGCTGTTGCTGCTTTTACTAAAGTTTTTCAAGTATTACAAGCACAAGATTTTGCTAGTGCAAAAGTCAAGACCTTGGGGGTTGATGTTGATACCTTAAAACCAAAATTAAAATCTTTATCTAATGAATTAAGCGGTCAAGCATCGTCTTTAGATTTGCTTTCAGCTTCTTATGATGTTGCCTCTGCTGGCTTTGGTGAGGTTACAGAACTTACAGATGTTTTGAAGGCATCACAGCTAGGTGCTACTGGTGGATTCTCTGAATTAGCTACTGTTGCTGATGCAACAACCTCTGTTCTAAATGCTTATGGATTAGAATCCGAAAAGGCAGCAAAAATTGTTGATGGATTCGTCCAGACACAAAATGACGGTAAAATAATTGTTGAACAATATGCACAACAGATTGGTCGTCTAGCTCCAGTAGCAGCAGGCGCAGGTGTGGGAATAGATGAATTAAATGCTGCTATATCAAGTGTTACTGCAACGGGTGTTCCTGTTGAATCGACATTTGCTGGATTACGACAAGTTATATCTTCAATACAAAAACCTACAAGTGAAGCGTCAAAAGCTGCTGAGAAATTAGGGATAGATTTTAGTGCTACAGCACTTAAAACAAAAGGGTTAGGTGGAGTATTAAGTGAGCTAATAGAAAAAGGTGGAGCTAGTGAAGAAACACTTGCACAATTCTTTGGATCTGTAGAAGCAAGGACAGCAGTATTACCCTTATTAAATGATCAGCTAGTTTCTTTTAATAAAAACTTAGAAAATCAAGCAAATGCTCAAGATGTTGCTGCTAAAGCAGCTTTTACAGCATCTAATACAATTCAAGGACAACTGACCAGATTAGGCTCTGCATTTACAAATTTAACAGCCGAGGGATCAGAGTTTGGAATCCTTATTAGGGAAAGTTTAAAAATTGCAGCCGTAACAGTTGAAGCTTTAGGGGCTGCATTTAAATTAATACTTGCACCCGTTAGATTTATTTCTGCAGCGGTTGGAGAGGTAGGAAAAGCTATTGCAGAAGCAATGGGCGTTGATGCAACTAATACTTTATTTGAATTAGAACAAGGTTGGATAATGGTCAAGGAGGGTGTTACTCAATTTTCTGATGCAGTAATAAATCTAGGTAAAACTGTAGGTACAATTGTGGGGAAAATTCTTAAGGCTGTCATAGGTGCTTTTAAAAAAATTAATGATTTTATCAATGGCAATCCTGTTCTTAAATTTATATTTGGAATTACAAAACTTCCTAAATTATCCATAAATGTCGATACCAATTTAGACGCTGTTAATCAATTAAAAGAAGGTGTTGAGAGTACTGCTACAGCATCAAATAATATTGTTAAAAGTAACTTAAAAAATAAACAAGTAATTGAAGATACAACAGACAAAATAAACCAACAAAATGAAGCGGCAGACAAACTAAAAGACAAATTTACGGAAATAGGTCAAGGCATTGAACAAGGAATAGTTTCAAATTTAACAGATGCAGTAATGGGAACAAAAACATTAGCTCAATCTGCTATTAGTGTATTAAATCAGTTAAAAAGAAAATTAATAGAAGTTGCTATACAACGGGCTGTCTCTGGTATTGGTGGAAAGATTGGCGGTTTTTTAGGATCAGTTTTTGGAGGTGGTAAAGCGGCTGGGGGTCGGGTTGCGGCTGGTAAAACTTTTGTTGTAGGTGAAAAAGGTCCAGAGTTGTTAACAATGGGGTCTAGTAGAGGATTTATTACACCAAATAATGAATTAAGAGGTGGCGGCACTAATAATATTGTTAATGTTTCAGTTGATGCCACTG